CTCACTTCCAACCCAACCCAACCAACAACAACCAAACAACAACAACCCAACAACTCGCATGACCACCCCCCGGCACCAACCCCATTCTGTTGTCAACCTGAACAGAAGGGCGCGGCGAAACGCCGGGGCGATGGCCCTCCCTGTCGACGTCAGCACGGCGTTCGTCGATAACAGGACTGTCTGGGAACTAGATGGTTGTCTTACGCAGATCCAAGAGCGTGAGATCGACTGGAAAGTTCGCATGGTGCAATCGGATCGTGAAGCGACCGATTACGAAGGATTGAGGAACCGTGTCAACCAACTCGGACCTGTGCACGCTGCTTGCGTGCCCATCGTCACGAGCAACGACCCCCTTTCCTATGCTGCTGCTGTCAACAAGCGCAGCAACTTCATGCAAGACGGCCCCAACGACGACGTTGGTGATGCCGAACTCGCGGAATCACTTAAGGTGATCGCGGAGTTGCCCGACGTCTTTGACGTGTGGGAAGAGAATGAAGCTGACCGCGCACGCTGGTTGGCTAAGTTCGATGAGGGGAAACAACAACGAATGATCGAGGCTTGGGAGAACCGCGACCTATCTGATATCAAGGAGCTGACGTCCAAGAACGGCAGCGTGAAGATAGAAGTTCTCTCTGGCAAGCGTTTTGACAAGTCGGCAGCCGGCCGCATCATCTACGCCGGCACCGACTTGTTTAACGCCGTCACTGGTCCTGCTTCCATGGTCAAAATGGAGCGACTCGTGGCCCTTCTTGGGCGCGAGGGGCCTGGCGGTGAACCGGTTAAGCTTGGAGAAATCCAGGTGAAATTTGGTTACAAAACAGACGCACTCGATCTGGCGTCCTACATCAAGGACGAACGTTTCCCCGAAATCGTGGAAGGCGATTTCAGCCGCAACGACCGCGAACAACGGTCGCGTGTGGCTTTGATTGTTGATGCCATGATGGCCAAACTGGGTATCCCGGTTTGGTATCGAACACTCATGCAGACGATGGAGCGGTACACCCTCACGAACCGCGAATTCGGACTGCGAGTCTTTCTCGCCTACCAGCTGGCAACTGGGACGACCAACACCACATTCCGCAATTCTGTCTACAACGCTACCATGTTCGCGGTGGCCGCACGTAGGCAGGGCAGGCGGGGCAAAGCCCTCATCTTGGGCGATGACCTGCTTGCTTGCCTCAATAGGCGCTTCAATTTGAATGCGTGGATTGAGACAGTTGCGAAATTCAAGATGGTGTTGAAGGCCAAAGCTCCTGCTCTGGACGGGCAGGCCACCTTCCTCAGTAGGCGTATCTTCGCCGATGTGGAAACCCCCTGCATGATTCCATTGCTTGGGAAGATGCTCGTGCGCTTCAATGTGCGCGCTAATAACAATGACGGAATGAGTGACTCACATTACATGGCCGCCAAAGCGTTATCTTACGCTTTCGGTTGTAAGAATGTGCACTTCCTCCGCGACATCTTTCTCAAGCGTTTCGTTGATGCTGGTATTGGTGCTGATGATTTGGAAGAATTATACACCAAGGCTCACAAGGCCATTCGTGCTAACCCAATCATCAAGCGTGATGCTCTGGAATTAGGTCATAACGGCACCCGTGAAGCAGCTCGTGCCATGAAAGACAGAATTGAACAAAGAAAGAAAGAATTACCCGGACAAAAAAAGAGCCAAGAAGATGAACAAATGTCTAAATACATGGAAGAAGAACGCGCATACTCATAGAGAAACAGGACTTTCTCGATCCTATCGGGGTCGAGGCGGTTTCTCTTGTTCGTGACAATATTGCCCGCATCTGACCAGACCTGCTCGATGGGCACTGACGTCGCAGGTATTGC